AAATTCTTTATATCTATTAATAGCCCACTCAGCTGGAACGTTTTTACGCCCCAGCTTTATATGCCAGTCTGCAGTGAAAAGAATCATGAAATACCAAACTCTTCATCAATAATATCAGTGTCTGCATCTTCGGCAGCGTCATCCCGAATCTCATCTAGCAAAGCTTTCTGAGCATCTGGAGTAGGGCGCGGCATTACATCATCCATAGACTTAAGATTCTCAACCATCTCTTTTTCACTATCAGATAGTTCGCGAGGCTTACATTTTAGGACTTGAAGTTGGTACTCTACGTTGTAAGGTAGAGGGCCAGTTTTCACACGTTTGAATTTAACATCCCAACCATTAACAGGATCTGTAGGATCGCCAAGATCTTCTGCAGCCTGTAGAATAGCTTCAAATAGTTTTTTCTTTAGGTTGATAACTTTAACTTCACCGTCAGCGATACATTGCATTGCGTAGCTCCAACCACACTTTAGGTCTGGGTAGTATTCACGAACCCAATCTTTTTCTTTGTTGTTGAAACGTTCAGCATCTCGGTCAAATGATAGACATTCGAATGGGATGTTTTTACCATTCTTGCCTTCAATCCAGTACACGTAACGAGCTAGTACATCACCCACTAGACGAACTTCGTTGTCGCCTTCGCGGTATGCGTAAGAGCTGATAGTTGATTTCTGAGCTTGACCTTTAGATTTGTTGAATGAAATAGCCATTAGTGTAAATTCTCCTTAGGGACTTCTTCATATATAAAATGAACTTCGCCATCTATTATATTAAGTAGTCTATTTTTGTTTAATATATCTAAATCTGCATCTGTAAGAAACAGGTCTAGAGTGGTTTTCCCAGAAGTTTTGTACTCCGCCAAAGAGCGAAGAGAAGCTAAGCCAAGATACTGGGATATCTCTTTATAGCTATACTTATATCTATTAAATACTACTGGCTCGGGGTGCAAGAGAAAAGAATCTCCTGTATAGTCTGATCCGTAGTATTTATAGATTTTATCGTACTTATTCTGAGGTACCTCATTATAAGTCAACATCTTTAAGACAAGACAGATATCAAAAACCTTTCCATCGGTTTTTTCATAAATCTTTCTCCAGTCAAATAATAACATATTATACTACAAAAAATAAGTTCTTGTCAAGAACTATTTTTTTATGCTCCTACCTGCTTAATCTTATAGCCTTGCTTCATGTAATGTCCTATACGGTTAGATGCCTGTTTTTGTGCAGTTTTTCCTTTAAGATGTATGTCTACAACTACAGGGTTTTTCTTCCCTTCATGCTTACGAATTACACGACCTACTAACTGAGTTAATAGAGGCTCATTATTTATAGGTGTTGCCAGAATAAGGCAGCTTAGGCTGTTTACTGATATACCTTCTGAGAATATTGCCTGGGTTCCGTACAATACGTTTTTATCACCTTGCAAAATTTCAGACAAAAGGTTTTCTCTTTCCTCATGCGAGACCTCACCCGTAACACAAACTGCATTCTCACCAGTCAGTTCGGCGCAAGCTTTTAAAAAGCCAACCCGATCTGAGACCACAAGTACTTTGTGGCCTCTTGCAGCGTATGCAGAAGCTAACATTGCTACAGAGTGCCTATACTCTTCATTGTTAGCTAACGCATTTACTCGTCTTGCCCAGGGAATAGCAGCCCCATCCATAAATCGAGTCTCAGACTTTAATATATGAACGGTAGGAGTCATAAAGTTTTCTTTGGGCGGCTTAAAGATCTGATTTCCAAAGTAATCTCTAAACACTACGTGTTTCCCATCTTTTCTCTCGATAGTACCAGATAGGCCTATTTTATATCTAGCTGTGCTAGTGTCTATGAGTTTAGAAAAGGTTGGGCTAGACACATGATGCATCTCATCTAGAATAATAGTTCCGAATTCGTTTCGAATTTTGTCTATATTTCTATAGAGAGTCTGAGTATTTCCAATTACTATAGGAGCATCAAGATCAAAATTGCCACTGCCAATGATGCCAGGTCTGATGCCATAGACTTTCTCTACCTCCTTTGCCCATTGATTTCGCAGAGCTACCGTATGCGTTACAACAAGGGTTTTCTGCCCTAGCTTTCCCGCAATTGCTAACCCCGTGAAGGTTTTACCCCAAGAGACCCAAGCGTTGATAATACAATTATCTTCAAGAGCGTCATAGACCTCTTGCTGGCTTGGGCGTAGATCAAATTTAAACTCTGGAAAGTCTACTGGTTTCAGAGTTCTTTTATCTACTATCTCATAATTATCAGGAATTAGGTCAGTTCGCCCTACTGGAATGGTTACCAGGTCTGTGCGCACCCGCTGCATATTCTTAATAATCTGAGGAGGATCATTAGGGTTTTGTGGTTTAATAGTATACGTGAGCTCTTTACTAAGCTCTTCTTTAATCTCCCTAGTGCAAGATAAATAAATTCTGTTACTAATTACTGCTTTCATACTTTTTTACGCCTAGGGTTTTTCCTTGTCTCTGAATACTCGTATAGAATCCAGGGATTATTTGATAAGTGAAGTACTCCTGCGTATGTCATTTCATCACTAGGAGGTCTTGGTATCTTGAAAGGAAAGTTTACTCCATGAAGCCAAAGCACGCTAGCAGCGCCTTTCCTAACTACTTTTTGTATTTTATAATATTTTAAAGTAGTATATACAGTTTTTTCATAGCTAAAAACTCTGCCCTTGCTATCAACATACGTTTTGAAAGAATTTTGTACTATACCGTTTATATCATTTATCTGTCTTTTTAGTGGGTATAGATTTTTAAATGGGCTTTGAATACGACGTATTCCTAGAGTATCTCCTGGCATATTTCGATCGTCTAGTATCTCTGAGCCTATTCGTAGTAATCCATCCTCAAAGCTCCAGTCATCAGACTGAAGCGGATAGATAGGAAAAGATACTTTATGCAGTTGTTTATATGTTATTACCATACATTTTAGTAAACTTATCCATAGAGTAATCATCCCCTACTTCAAAGTCACATCCAACAGGGGCACCAGGAATAGAAACACCTCTATCCATTTGTACACACTCCAACAGTTTTTCTCTGTAAGAATCTATTTCTTCTTCAGGAACCTCTGCTAGAATAGAGTCATGCACTAGCGCAAAGATTTTTGCTTTCATGCCAGTACTTTGAATGTACTTGTTCATATCAATGGCTCCAAGTAAGTTAATATCAGAAGCAGTAGACTGTACCAAAAAGTTAAGGCCAGACCTAATGCTATGGCTTCGGACGCCTTTATTTTCACTTTTAACATTTGGAAGTCTCCGTTTACGACCGAAGAAGCTATATACATAGCCATTCTTGTCTATAAAGCTTTGGTTTGCATTAATCCATTTTTTAAGTTTGTGGAAGGTTTTAAAGTAGTCACTAATAACATCTTCTGCTTCGCTTTTTGAGAAGAACTTGCCACTATCTTTAGTAACCTGCTCACTAATTTTTGCAGGGCCGGCACCGTACATAATACCGAAGGTTACAGCTTTTGCAGCCTGACGACGGTCTGGGTATAGCTCTTTTACTTGGCTTACCTCACAAGGCAGTTTGAACACTTTGTGTGCAATTGTGCCATGAAAGTCTCCGCCAGAGCGGAACACGTCCATAAGTTCTTTATCGTCTGCCAGAACTGCTGCAACATATACTTCCGCAGTTGTTAAGTCCATAGCAACAATTTTATTGCCTGGAGCTGCTTTTATACACCCTTTTACTGTGGGGTTATCACGAGGAAGCTGCTGCATGTTTAGCTTACCGCTTGAACTTAGACGACCAGATGTAGTTCCGTGCAAGTTGAAGCTAGTGCGAAGTCGAGAATCTTTATCTAGCTGTGGGATAATCTTATCCAGGTACGTATTCTTAATTTTAGACTTCTGACGAATATCTAGAATCAGGTCAGGGACAGTACTTTGCTCAGATAAAAGCTTTAATACTTCCGCATCGGTTGATTCTGCACCCGTACCGGTCTTTTTACCTGTAGGTTTAAGGTTAAGGTAATCAAATAGTAGACTACGCAACTGCACAGTACTGTTTGGATTGAACGGCTTACCCTGAATCTCCTCAAACTTACGAATACGCTCGTCTAGATATAAAGTCTCGATAGCTTTATCAATATCTGTCTGCATAGCATCCTGTGCGAAAGCAAGACGGTGACGATCAAAAGGTACTCCATTATCTTGGGCGTCAATAAGGAATCGAGTGCCTGGAAGAAGAAGATGTTCGTATACTTTTACTAGCTTAGCATCTTTATATACTTCTTTCTTGAATTTTTCGTAGATAATAAAAGTTACAAGAGCGTCAAGAGCTGCATATGTTTTCATAATGTCAAAAGGAATCCAGCCCCACTGAAAATCTCCTTTTAAAACCCCATGCTCTTTGCGATAAGTATCCATCCAGTCATACATTGGCTTCTCATAATCTCCGTAAGGCGTATGCTGAATAGCTAGCTGTTTTAGGCCGTGTCCGCCTGGATTTTCATCTAAACAGTAGTGAAGCAGCATCGTATCTTCGAAGTTGGGAAACTCAAAGTTAAAGTGATACTCAAAAAATGCTAAGTCGAACTTTGCGTTGTGAAATACAACAGTTTTCTTGTTAAAAAGCTCTTGAAGTAGTTCTTCTGACGTTTCGTCAAGGCAATCTGTGTCTATATAAGCACCTGTTTTACCATCGTAGCACATACTAAGACCCAGCATATATCCATCACGAGGATACAGGCCGGTAGTCTCTGAGTCAAGTGCTACAATAGTGTTTGGATGGTCAATTGCTGCTTGAAAAAATGCATTTGCCTGGTCAGTATCTTGAATACCAAAAGCAATAGTTTCATCTACTACTGCATCTTCAATTTCACCTGAAATATAGCGTTTTATATTTTCTTTCGACTGATTCCAAGTATCTTTTACTTCAGGCTTAAAAGCAATCATTGCAGGATTGATAACTGGCAGAAATTTATCTTCTACTTTCTTGCCAGAGTATT